CTGCAAAGATCAAATTACGTTGAGTATACGATCAAAGATGGTGAAACACCGGATATGATTTCACAAAGATTCTTTGACGATCCAAACTACAATTGGATTATTCTTCTCTTCAATGAAGCACTTGACCCATTCTATTCTTTTCCATTATCAACGAACTCTCTTGAAAGATATGTGAGCAAAAAATATAGTGGTCAGTCTTTGTTCATTGGAAACAGTGATGACTCTGTTGCACCTTTTTTTGACTCAACAGCATCTTTGCAAGAGGGTGATTCGTTGTCCACCACAAGAAGAGAATTTGAAAACATTGTATCTGGTGGTATTGAAAAATTTAATTCTGAGACAAAGGTCGGCAGAGTAAAGTATTTCAACACTGCCCTTTCACAAATTCAACTCACTGAGCAAACAGGTGTTTTTGAAAAGGGTGAAAATCTAGCAAGACGAAAGTGGCTTCTCGATCCATTTCGTGCTAAAATCCGTAAGGTCGTGGCAGGGGATCAGGCTGTTCACCATTTTGAGACAGACAGGGGTGCTACCGGCGGTATCATCTTGGATCCTTTAGCATCACCTCCCGGAGCCAATAATATTCAGACACCAATTCACACAAATGAAATAAAATACTCAGACACGATTCTTCATAATTACATTGAAAATAATGACTCAACATATGTCGTGACAAACGCGGAATACGAGCGTCGTGTAAATGAGAGTAAGAGAAGAATTAGGATTCCTACCGCAAGTGTTGTCCAAGATATCAATCGAGAGTTTTCAAATATCGTAGGTAATCAATGACGCAACCCAGAGACAGAGATTTTATTACAAAAGAAAACGATGTGGTCATCGAAGACATTCGTATTGAATCTCTCGCTGGAGGTGAATTTTCAATTCGGGAATATGTCACATCTCTTGGCTTTTTTGAAAACATCTTTTCACCTTTTATGATTGGTGATATGACGTTTACCGACACAGTTGGGTTGATGAAAAAATTACCAATCATTGGTCGAGAAATTGTCACGGTTGAGTATCGAAGCCCACAAAACGAAAATTTTAAAACTGTGCGTTTTAGAATCATCGGACAAAACTCAAGATTTCGTACTGACAAAACAAGAACTGATGTCATTTCTTTTAAACTAATGTCAATCAATGGATACAACGACTTGAACACAAAAATCAGTCGTTCTTACTCTGGCAAAATATCCGAGATCGCAAAGAGTGTGGTCAGCGAAAATCTTAATACAGAACTCGCTGATGTTGATGATACCAGCGGTGACTTTCAGTATGCTTTCCCATTTAAGCGTCCCTCTGAGATGATTGCACAAATGGC